ATGGAAAAGAATAATCAAACAAAATCAGTCTTCACGATTAGCGGTAGGCATAGGTTCGTGGCATGTGTCATTGTTGTAATACTTGTATCCTGTGCAGCATTTGCTTATCTTGCTTCTTGCTATAAGCAAGCACAAGATGATATTGTAGCTCTGCAAAAGAAGGATGCTTTGATGTTTGAGCAGGTCTTAAACAGCAGTAAGAATGTGAAGAGTAAGAGTTCTGAGAATATCGACCAGCTTCAAGCTTTGCTTGATAAGCATCAAGAGCGTCAAGAGGCTCTTTTGCTTTTGGAATACAATAAGCTACAGGCGGATTTCAATGTACTTATGTTTGCTGCGAGCTGCCTAATGATTATTTTCTTGGTGTTTTCGTTGTATTCTATTTTCAAGACCGATGAAATGCTCAATAAGGCTGAAACTGAGGCAAAAAGCATTCATAAGTTATTGGATGAGGCAAAACAGACAACTGAGACTATAACCACTCAGTGTCAGATTATGATGGCGCAACAAAAGGGGCATGGGATGAGACCACCATCACCAGTTCCTCCTCTTGCGCCTCAAACGGATGAAGTACATTCTAATGATATGGGAGGGGAAAGAGATGATAGCTGATGTAAGAAGAGCTGTTGCCGTAGCTTCTTATGTTATGGTGACAAACAGGGTGGCTTCAAGTGTGTTTGATTTTGCCAATGGTGGTTATCATCCGATGAGTGTTTCGCATACTGGCAATTTTTTGTCAGTATATGATTATCAGAGGAGTAATTATCTTTCTGGTTATCTCCCTAACCTCTTTGATTACTCTACTGCCTCTTATGTAAACATGATGATGTCTGGCAATACCATCAATGGCTTTGACTATCATACCGCCACCTATTTCTCTGTTACGGTAAATGCCGGTAATGTAACCATCTTCGATTACCAGATGGCGCAGTATTATATGTATTCGGTGAATTAACTAATGAGTCTACTTTAAAAAGTAAGGTCTGTTTAAGATGCTTATATTTAGCCTTCCTTTGGAGGAACAGCATAAACGGAATAACGTAGAAACTGCCATGTTTCAATACTGTTTTCATACACGTAATGGCAAGACCCGATATAGGGGCTTGCTCAAACATCGTATGCATGCATATAGCAGATGTATGTGGATGAACCTCCGAAGTATGGTAATATTTCAGATTTCAATATTTCAAAGATCGATATTTGCCCTTTTCGGGCCTATCAGAGAAGCTTTCGGCTCTTTCAAGGCGATTTCTCGAAAGATAATCACCAGCGGAACCGATTGCTATGTTTCACTCAGCATGACACACTGGTCATGCTGGATTCAAAATATGCCCCTTTTTAAAGTGGGCTCAGGATTTTTACTTGCCTCTGCGTGAAGTATCTTGGTTTGGAGTTCCTTTCGCAAGTGGAGCCTTTCTTGCATCAAGAGGAGAAAGGGGCTGATTTTATGATGGATGACATTATGAAGGTGGGTAATTTTGGAAGAAGGCTAAGGAAGGATGAAGAGGATAGTTACAGAGATGAAGGAGGTATGCCAATATGTAGGGATTATATTGCTGGCTCTTGGGGCAGCGGTGTGGCTGATGGTGAGAGGGAAAAATAGATAGTTAGTATATGAGTAAAATATAATATTATATTATGAGTTTGGCTACACTGTTCATTCTTGTTAATCTTGCATAAAAAATATGTGTTCTGGAAAGAATATGAAAAATAAATGTTATCTTTGCATATTAAAATAGACAATTATGGCTAATGCTGACCAAATATTAAGTTTAATTAGGTGTCATGTGGAAGGAGATGATGAGCGTTTCCGTTCTTTGGCATTACAAGTCTCGGCTACCGAGGCTAAGGCTGGTCATGTGGTTTTGGCAAGGTCTATAAAGGAAATCATAAAAAACAGTAAGATTAAGGTACTACGCCCTTCTTTTAATATATCCAATTCTGATGCTGGAGAATATTTGCTTCAAATGGATACTCCTTATCGGCTTGCAGACTTGGTGATTTCTGACAATTTAAGAAATAAAATACAAAGAGTCTTACGTGAGTATTTAATGCGAGACAAGTTACATGCTTATAACCTTGATAATCGCAGGAAAATTCTTATGTATGGACCTTCGGGCACAGGAAAAACCATGACGGCTTCTGTTGTTGCGGCAGAACTTGATTTGCCTCTTTATGTTATTAGGCTAGAAAAAATTGTTACTAAATTTATGGGTGAAACAAGTTTGAAACTTAGTAAGGTGTTTGATGCGATGAGAAGTGTGCCTGCCGTCTATTTCTTTGATGAGTTTGATGCAATCGGTCAAAAAAGAGATTCTGATAATGAAGTTGGAGAAATGCGTAGGGTCTTAAACTCGTTCTTGCAATTGTTAGAGAGAGACGAATCGGAAAGTCTCATTCTTGCTGCTACTAATGATAAGGGAGCTTTGGACAAGGCTTTGTTTAGGCGCTTTGACGATATCCTTGAATATTCATATCCAACAGTGAATGAGATAGAGATGATTCTTAAAGAAAAGATTAATGGTTTCAATTTCGAAGGTAATATCTCTGATCTTTTACCTCTTATGGAGGGAATGAGCCAAGCAGAAATATGTATGGTTTGCAAAGATGCCATTAAAGAAGTTTTATTGGAGAATAGAGTCCTGAATTTATCATTGTTCAAGGAAATCTTGTCAATGAAAGATAGAGGGAATTTTGCCGTTTAATTAAAAATGCGATTATGAAGTATCCACATATAATATTGGGTAATCAGGCGGTTAAGGATGTTCGTTATGAGTCTCGTGGGATAGGTCCTAAGTATAGTGCTTTGGCCAAGAATCGCCAAGGGCAGGCTGACATGGTCCAAAGATGGTATTGGGATGCTATCTCACAGAGCAAAGAACGTCGGTCAAATCTTTTTGCAAAAGATGTTTGTGCGGATGGTTCGTATATAGCAATGGAAATTGATGCAAAGCATTGTAATATGGATGCTTTGGATACATCTAAAGGTGCAAGACTCATGAGTGTGAATACCTTGGGTAATGAGTCTGATATTCAAGAAGCATTGTTGTTCTTGCCAGATAGAAACGAAAAATGGTTGCAAGGAAAAATCGAAAAATATTCTGATAATAGCAAAGATGGTAAAAATGGACAGCCTGCTAATGCTTTGTTGATAAATAGTATCCAAAGTATGAAAGTTGCAGTAGCTTCCGATTTCTTTTCATCCAAGGAAGATTTACAGGTCTTCTATGCAACATCTTCTAAAACATGTCTTTCCGTTGAAATTTGGTTGTCAAAAGATGCTGATGGATGTTCGATAGACGATACTTTGAACAAATTGAAATTGTTGCATGCTCATTGTTCTAATCGGTTCATAGAATTCTCTAATTCTTATGTTGTTCTGGCAACGATGCCAAGGGGGGAGATAGAAAAAATATGCTATTCCATAAATGGATTGTCTGAACTTCGTATCTTTAAAGATGCAAGAGTGCTTTTGGAGGCAGATAATATTGGTGAGAATGAGTGGGTAGGGTTGATTAAGGAAAATACCAAGTCTCTTCCAGGTTTGGTAAGAGTTGGTATTCTTGACTCAGGTGTCTCATCAGAGCATGAATTGTTGTCTGAATATTTGCCAATAGTTAGATGCCATAATGTGACTAAGACTTTATCAAATAGGGATAAACTTCGTCATGGTACTTTGATGGCTGGCTTGGTACAATATGGGGATTTGACAAATATGATTTATTCTCCTCATCAGTTGGATGTTTATACAGATTTATGTTCTGCCAAGATAGTGCCAGGAAGTGACGAGCAGCCGAATGAGCGTGAACTATTTGGTGTTATCACAGAAGATGCCATTGTGAAAAGTAATAATGATGGTGCGCATATTATGTGTATGGCTGTAACATCTTCCTCTGCAAACGGAGGAGAGCCTTCTTCATGGTCGAGTGCTATTGATGAAAAACTCTTTAATGGTGGACTGCCAGATTCTGTTTTATTTGTTTCTGCAGGTAATGTTCGTGAAACTGATGGACTGTCTTATCCGAATTATAATATAAATGCGGAAGTAGAGGATCCTGGACAAGCTTGGAATGCCATCACGGTAGGTGCGTATACAGAAAAAACATTCATCAGCGATGAAAATTATCAAGGTGTTTCCCCCGAGGCTCCTAAGGGTGGATTGTCTCCCTATTCAACAACGTCATGTCTTTGGGATAAAAGTATTATAAAACCTGAAATATTAATGGAAGGGGGAAATGCTATTCGAGATGGACAGAAACTTAGTGGAGCTCCAAGTGAATTAAATTTGGTATCTACAAATAGCAATCCTTTGATACACCAATTTGGGGCAATCAATGCAACAAGTGCTGCAACAGCATTGGCTGCACGATTGGCTGCAAAAATAAAACATTCTAATCCCACGCTGTCACCTTTAACGATAAGGGGCTTGATGGTTCATTCTGCTGAGTGGACTGATGAGATGGTTAGGCAATGCTCTAATAATGGAATTCGCAATATTGATTTGCTGTTGCATTCTTGTGGCTATGGTGTACCAAATGAGCAAAAAGCTGTGATGAGTGACGAGTCGCATGTTACGTTTATTGCTGAGCAAGAAATCCATCCATTTGATGGCAATTCAAAGAAGTGCAGGTTTGACAATATGCATATCTTAGAATTGCCATGGCCAAAGGATTTGCTTGAAAATATGGGAGAAGTGGAAGTGAAGATGAAAGTGACTTTGTCTTTTTATATCCAACCGGCACCAGGGGCAAAGACAAGACTCAATAAATATGCGTATCCGTCTTCCTTATTGCGCTTTGACGTAAAAACTGCAGAGGAAAGCTATGAGCAGTTTGAAAAGCGAATTAGTCATGTTTTTCAAGACGGTGTGGATAAGAGTTTGAATGATACTGGTAGATGGCAGATTGGAATCCAGCGTAGAAATCGTGGTTCTGTTATTTCTGATAGCTTTGTGGATAGTGCTGTGAAAATAGCTTCTTGTGGATATATTGCTGTTTATCCAGCTTCAGGCTGGTTAAAGAATATGAATTATAGGGAGGAATATAATACAATAAAATATTCTCTAATAGTAACATTGGAAACTCCAAATGTAAATATATATCATGCAATACCTGTAATGCAAGAAGTCATGGTGTAGTTTTCGTCGCAGAAAGATCCTATGGTGTCTGATGGATAGTAGAGATTATCGTACCAACTCTTTCTTTCAATGTTGCTTATATTCTTTCGTATCTGTATCGGCATGTGTTTGCGGAGGGGATTGGGTTGAGACAGCTTCTTGATTACTATTTTGTGGTTGTGAAGTGGCACACGGATCTCACTGATCTCACGGATTTAGATTCAAAGGATTTGGCTGCGTTGCAGCGGGATTTGAAATGGTTGGGATTGTGGAAGTTTGCAGGGGCGGTGATGTTTGTGCTGCATGAGGTGTTTGGATTGAAAGAGGAGAAGATGATTGCTCCGATGAATGAGAAGGAAGGGAAATTCCTTCTTGATGAGATTATGCGTGGAGGTAACTTCGGACAATATGATGATAGGCTTGGGGACAAGAAAGGTGAAGGGAAAGGGCATCGCTACTTCCGTATGTCGCTGAGGAATATGAGATTCGGGACGCATTATCCAAGCGAAGCGATTTGTGAACCACTGTTTAGAACATGGTTTTTCTTTTGGAAGGTGTGGAATAAGTAAATAATATTCTGGCAAATTATTTTTTGGTTATTAAAAAAATGAATAAGGCATGATAGAAATGACTTTGCGGTATGCGAGAGGTATCTCTTATTCCCAATTATACGAAGAGGAAACCGGTAATTTTGATGAGTTGATTTGTGGTTTGCCCACATGTGAGTCTGTAATGTGGCTGTCTTTCCTTGTCCATCAGAAAATCTCTTTGCTGGTAGGACAGACGGAATATAACATTATGGGATCTCTTTTGTTTCAGTTTGATGCAGACTTACAGCATCGAATTATAAATTTCATGGGGCCTGTGGGATATAAGACCGACCAATTCTTTGACATACAATCTCTGCTGACAACAATAACGAGATTGTTGGAATTTCGGAATCAAATGCGGAAAGAACTGACAAAGGAAGATAAAACACGATTGTTCAAGGCGTATCTGATTATATGTGACGAATACTTGGAACAAAAAGGATTGATAAGTCAAACGGGAGATTATACTGCTGAAGATATGTTGCGGTATTATATGCCATTTGCCTTGAAGTTGAATACTGTCCTTAGTATTAAAGATCCATTGATAGAACTGATAAAGAGCAAATTGTTTTTGGTGGACTTTGCTTCTGTTGACCAGCAAGTATCGGAATATGTGGATGCGTATGTCAGCGAAAAGAAATGTTGTTCTACGTCATATTATATGTTGTTACTGTTCAATCTGTCTTCTAAACTGATAAATAATGAGCATAGGACTAATGTCATAAGGTTGGCTTCTGATGACAAACAATTCTTGTGCGATTTTCTTGATAATTTCTGTATAAACATGGCCAATGATACCAATGCCGTAAACATCCAGGAAAAACCGCTGTACAAAGTAGATGTGGATACATATTGCGTGTTGTACGTGAAATTCTTCGTTGACAAGTTCTTCCATTCCATGCTATTTGACATTGCAAAGGTTTGCGAGAAGAAAGGCTTAATAAATGCAGTGAAGAGACCTGCATACGTGCAATTGAAGCAACTGGTGGGGCAGAAATTTACAGAGCAATATCTGTTTTACAGAGTCATAGACAAAATATTGGCAGATTATAAATACCAAAAGATGACAGGTGATGAAATGCTCAAACTTGGACAGGGGTTGCCTGACTATTATGCAAGGAAAGCTAGGCGTGTTTTTCTTTTTGAATTCAAGGATGTCCAATTGAAAAATGAGATAGTCAAGTCAGGTAATTATGACACTATTATAACAGCGATTGAAAACGCATTTGTGAAAAGCGATAAAGGTCGCCCTAAAGGTGTCACCCAATTGGCGAATGATATAGAATCTCATTTGCGGGAGATGGTCGGTGAAAACTTTGAATCACAGACATTAAGTGTTTATCCTGTACTGGTTTATACAGATAGCAGTCTGGACATAGAGGGTTTTAACTATTACCTGAATAATAGATTTCGGGAAATATTATCCCATAGAAAAATAAATAGTAACATCGTGGTGAAGGATCTTGTTATGGTTAATGTAGATACGCTCATAATGTTTGAGAAGGCTTTTACTGACAAAAAGGTCAAGTTTGATGTGTTGCTGAATGAATACATCGCATACAAGGAAAGCAAAGAACAAAATAGGGTCGTGCCATTCAACAAATATCTGTTTCAAAAATGCAAACAAAAAGGATACTTCTACAAAGCGTCATATATTGTAAGGGACGTGATAGATGAAATGATTGCAAGGGAGAAGCAACAGGTTTCAAAAGCATAGTGTACAATTTTGTGGAATTCATATAAGATGGAAAATAACAACCAACATAAACATTATCAGTGGTATCTCCAGTTTGACGAGATAACTTGGCGAGCGACATACGGCGATGAGTGTCCTCCGTTCGTTAATGAGGAGAACAAGGAGGCATGGAGAAGATACTTGAATCAAGTCATCAAAAGTCATCTCAAAGAGGAGGCGATGAAGACTCCTGAGTTTGAAGAGATAGAACTTAGAATCAGAGAGGAGAAACTTTTGCGTATTCAATGGGATGAGAAACAGAAAAGGATGCGTGAGGTGGAGCATTACCGCAGACAGATGGAGCGACCGAAGATAGATTTTGTACCTCGTGGTTTAGCTGTGAATTATGAGGAGGCGTATGGAAAGTATTTCATGCAGGAAGTGACATTCAAGCCTAAGGACAATGAGGATTTTATGCATCAGTTGCGACTGTTGGAGCGTTGGCACAAGAAATCTATTCCACAGATATTGGCTAAGAATCGTCCTGATGCAGCGTTTGCCATTGCAAAAGGATTGTGCGAGCATCTGCCGTTGTTGATTAACCGTGATGACATTGCGGAATTGATTGGTGAATACAAGTCGAGAATTGGAAAGCTGGTATTGGCAAGTTACACAGCATTGGTGGAGACTGTGAAGACTTGGAACAATGAGACAATGCGCCAAGAGGTTTGCTCGTACATCATAAAACATTCAAAGCAATATGGGAACTTCCGTGGGTTAGAGAAGAAATTACTCGCCTTGGTTCCTGCGGCTCCTTTTACAGGTGAGACGGTAAAAGTGGAGCGAGAAATGAATGAGGAGGAAGAGCGTGAGGCAAGGCGAATAGCTCTTCAAAAGGAGCGAGAGGAAAAGGAACGAATCGAAGCAGAGAAAGAGGCTCGGTCTGTCATTCCGTTGAATGAGGATTATGAGACTCGTATCTTCAACAGTAGAAATATCGGTTGGGATTGTGATTTGATTTGGCAGTTGATGCTTGAAGAGAATAGGAAGATTGAGCGGATGATAGCCAAGGGTGAGTATATGGATGCGGCGTTGAAATTTATGCAAATGACAAAATCCATGTGCCGGCATTTTGTCATGGATGAGCATTACAACTACTTTGATGATATGTATAGTCCTGAGTATGCCGTCAACGATATGTTGAGAGTTTTTCATGGACTAGCAGCAGAAGGTAAGTTGCCAGAAGATGTGAAGGAGTATCTTCACAAGGCATGGAAGGAAATAGAAGATACGGAATGCTATAAGGATTATGGTATGCCGAGGAAGGATTTTGAAACGTTCTAGATATATGAGCAAAATTATATATTATATTGGTGCAGGGGCTAGTTATGGTAAAAACGATGCTCGAGAATTGATTGGGAAAGGAACGGATAATGAGCGACTTCTAATTCATGAGGGGTTACCTGTTATCAATGAAATAGGTAAATGTCTCCTTTCTTTTATGGAAGCGGTGGCAAATGCGCCTATTGATACAAATGGCTCTTATCCTTTGTATAGGTCAACATGTAGTGGTAATGACCTTAGTCAAGAGCGCAATTGTTTGATAGCTGATATAGAGGAAGTTTATAAGGCTAACAAGGAACATACTACCATTGATACTTATGCAAAGAAGTTGTATCTGACTAGGAGAACCAACGAGCTGAAACGTTTGAAGAATGTCCTTACTACATTCTTTGTTTGGGCTCAACTAGTGTCTAAGACAGATCAAAGGTATGATACTTTTCTTGCTAATATTCTGCAAGAGAACACTTTGTCAATTCCCAATGGTATAAGTGTCATTTCTTGGAACTACGACTCCCAGTTTGAAATGGCATATAGGAATTATTCAAAGGATGGAAACCTGCCGATATATGACAAAAATGCTCATATAGATTATCAAGATTCAGGTAATTGTGGAAAAATATTCAAAGTGAATGGTTCAGCTAATTTTGATGATTTCTGTATGGTGGATTATATATCCAAGCATAGAGATGTGGATTCTGTTATTCAGTTGATTGAATATTATGATAATTTGGGTGCTGATACTTCGGCATTTGGCTATCAATTTACCTCACGTCTATCTTATGCTTGGGAGACTTCTGATAGGCAAAGGCAGATGTTTGATATGCTTCAGAAAGTGACTTCTGATACAACGACGGTAGTTGTAATAGGTTATTCGTTCCCTTATTTTAATAGACAAATAGATAGAAAGATATTTGCAGCCATGCCTTACTTGAAGACGGTTTACATACAAGATCCCAATCCTGAGGCTATAGAACCATCTTTAAGGGCTGTGTTATTGAATGAAGCTGCAACTAAAATTGTGTATCAAAAGGATTGTACTCAGTTTTATTTGCCAAGGGAATTGTGATGATGCTAAAATAGAATAGATTATGAGGATTTTACATTTTTCAGATTTCCATCTACGCCCAAATAAACAGGGTGAAAGATCAATGGATATATTTAATCGAATGATGGATAAACTCCAAGAGATAAATCAAGAAGCTAACATTGATTTGGTTATTTTCTCTGGAGATATGATTGATAAGGGACAAGAATATGCTACTATCGTCATAAAGGCGTTGGATAGTGCTTTTGCCTCTCATGGATTTAATCGCACCAGCAGTGCAGAGCTATTTGGAATAGAGGAAAAACGAGATTATATGCCTTCCCATCAAGAAGTCTGGGACTATTGGTATGCTTGAAGAGACATGGCTATTCGACTTGTTGACGAGAATGAGGAACTTCAAGGAGATATTTATAAACTGGTTGTAGGACATGCGTTCGTATGGATTTCTGATGGCTATTTTGACACAATTTTTAGACCAATAGTTGAGTCTTTACAGAAGAGGCAGACTGATTTTACTGATTTATATAATCGTCTTCTCAGAGATAGGCGTAATAGCATGCTCAGAAGATATTCGCCAGAGAAGAAAAAAGAAGTACAAGAGTTCTTGTTGAATTTGAGACCGCCTTTTTTTTTTCATTATTGAAGGAAGCTCAGAACAGCTTGTACAATGATTCTAGAAAAGATTCTACCAAGAGCTATTTCGAGAGGTCGGAAAAGGTGTTGATGCCACTTGCGATAACATTTATTGAAAAGAAAGTGTTCGCTAATGCGGAAGAACTGAAGCGATTGGCAGACGTAAATTTGTTTATAGAACACGCATTCTTCTTAGATGTAGCTAAGCTGATTGATGATGATGAACTTGGTGATTTTTGGAACATAACGCTTGAACTCATTCGAGATTATTCTGATGAGGGGAAAATGCCGTCTTTTTTTAAGTAGTATGTGTTATGTGACTAGAGAACGCAAGGTTACTCTTTTGTTTAGAGAGCATCTTCTTAAAATAGGTTATACTAAATGGTATGTTGGACTCTCAGCGAAGTGTGAGAATGAGCATTTGGATGTTATCAGAAACCTTATTCATAAAGAGCAAGAAGGATGTCTTGAAAAGGAAATTATGATTGATGTATATCTTAATAATGTTGCTATCAATAAACATCAAGAATTATTTAAGATACTACGTCTCTTATATGATTCCTATGAAAATATTTCCGTTAGGTTGCTAGAGGCTTTGATCAACTTCACATTTCTGTGTGATGAAGAAGATTTGAAGAATAATGCAGCTTTTATAGAGCAATTAATTCTTGAATATCCTATTGACGATAGCAATCCTCATTTGAATTATGAATATACAAGATATACAATATCTGTTTTGGAGAGACATCATGATGCGGTATTTGCCAAGAAGATGAACAAAAAACTGATAGAAGGTTTTAATCATGGCTATTTGCATTCAAATTTTGATGGTCTTTGTAGTCTTTTGTTGGAGAAATATACGGATGAGGTGTGGAATGATTTTGAGGCTGCTTTTACTGATGATAAATATCTTGGTTTTATTCTTCAAGTGAAGAATGAAATTGGTTCTGGTGTCGGATTCGGTTCTGGTCCTTTATTTCAGTTAGGTAATGAAAGAATTAAAGATATGTGTCTTAAACATCCTAATAATGCTCCTGTAAGAATTGCTGAAATGATGCCTATATATGATGGCAACATGTGGAAATGCAATTCATTTAGCGAGATAATGCAATGGATATTGGATACTTATGGCAATCAAGCTATGGTACTGAGTGGAATTCATGCAAACATACATACTTTTGGTTGGACTGGTTCTGTAATAGGTTTGTTTCAGCATCACAAGATGTGTATGGAGCAGTTGCTGAATCATAAATTCACAGAGGTGAGGGAATGGGCTGCAAATTGTATCCAAGAATTTGATGAGGAAATAAAGCGGGAAACGCTGCATGAGGATTATGTTAGATTGCATTATCAATAAAATTTTGGCATTTATTAATTGTAAATAATGACAAGTATGGCAAACGACAATAATAATATGCAGATTACTGATGAGTCTCAAATTGTTCTCTATCAGCTAAATGAAAGCATCTCTCTTCAAGTGAAGATTGATGCAAGCCATGATACTGTATGGCTTACTCAGCAGCAAATAGCTGACCTTTTCGGTACAAAACGACCAGCTATAACAAAGCATTTGAGAAATATCTTCAACAGTGGGGAACTTGACCAGAATTCAGTTAGTTCCATTTTGGAACATACTGCGGCTGATGGTAAAACGTATAAACACAGTTTTACAATCTAGATGCTATTATTTCTGTTGGCTATCGTGTAAATAGCATCAATGCTACTGCTTTTCGTAGATGGGCAACTCGTGTCCTCAAGAATTACTTGTTAAAAGGTTATTCTGTAAATCAACAATTGTTGGCGATGCAGCGACAGTTTGATTCTCGATTGGAAGAGCATAGTCTGCGTATGACACGTATTGAAGATAAACAGGCAGCACAGCAGGAACAGCTTGATTTCTTTATTCGTACTTCAACCCCTCCTGCAGAAATGGTTTTCTTTGAGGGTGATTTCTATACTGCACGTGTGGCTTTGGAGAACTTGGTTCGTTCTGCATCCCATCGTGTTATAGTCATTGATGCATATGTGTCTGCACTTACTCTTGATATACTTAATGTTAGAAAATCAGGAGTGGAAGCAATTATCTATACTGTGGGTGTTGGGCAAGGGATGCAACGATTGATGAATGAGCATGACAGATTGTTCCCTGATGCTCATATTGATATCAGAAAATGGAGTAAGGAGTCCCATGATCGTTGGCTTGTCATTGATGATACGCTTTATCATTGTGGTCATTCGTTAAATGCAAATGGTGGACACAAAATCTCGGCTATAACAAGAATGGGTATATCGCCAGAAGATATTCTTTCTGTTGTTGGCTAAAAAGTATTTTTTCATTTGTATAACAATTAATCATATACGCTATAAGGTTGGCGGGGCATCAAAGCCCTCGCCATGTTGTGCGGGATGGGACCGCCTGGGAACAGCTGTTTATAGTTTACAGTTAATAGTTTATTGTTTACAGTTGATTTTGTAGCAATTTGATGATAAGTTGCAGATTTCTTGTGATTTTCTTGGTGGTTTCGAAGAAAAAGCGTAATTTTGCGGTTAGATATTAATAAAATGAATTATTATGGCACAGGTAGCAACAATGAATCAAGCTCAATTGCAAATCCTCGATATGCTGTCATTTATCAAGACTCCTGAGGCTTTGCGAGATTTGAATAAGGTAATCTCCGATTATTTTGTTCAGATGGCTGATGCAGAATTAGATAAAATGTGGAATGAAGGAACCTTGAATGAAGAACGTATCGAGAGTTTCCGGCATCTCCATGAACGTACTCCATACAATAAACTTTTACTTTAATTGAGGCAGATAAAGATGACAATAAGTTTGCAGATTGTGCCATTGCTGCAAATGCAAAGTGTATTGTTACAGAAGATGTGTTGAAGCACATAGATTCTACGTCTGAGGATAACTATTATACTCTTCTTCCTGAGTTCTGGGAAGATGAGGAACAATAAAAATGAATTTAATTTATGGGGTGATTGGAACGTATGCACTTTCGAATTGCTCTGGCTCTTCTTTGGCAAAGAAGTAGTTTTTTCGAAAATCACCCCGTCCCTCTTTACCCTTAAAGAGGGCTCCACCTCTCACCCCGACCCTCTCTCCTCAGGAGCGAGGGAGAAAACCGCCCTACTCGGTGCTCGGAACCGCTACGCTATAAGGTTGGCGGACCATCAAAGGTCTCGCCATGTTGTGCGGGATGGGACCGCCTGGGAATAGCAGTTTATAGTTTACATAAGGGGGATAAAACGAAATGTGTAAATTAGCACTGACCCCTAAATCAGAGTAACGACCTAATATAGACAGAGTTAGAGAAAAATAGAGGGAGGACAGGATGAAAAACGAAATGTGACATTCACCTAACATTCATGTAACATTCAACGAGCATTTGAAGGGTGTTCAAAGGGATAATGTAACATAGGAGGCGATAAGAGGGCTTTTTAAGGGGTTGGATGGGTACTTTATCACCCATTATCGTGCAAACGGCTCGTGAAGGCTCCTATCGCCTTCTATTGGCTTCATGGAGGGCTTCTTCCCTGGTTTGACAACTGTTCGATGGGGAGAGACAAACAGAGAATATCAGAGAAAAACGGAGAAAAATAGAGATTGCTTTTTATGGTGGTTAACTTCCAAATAATAAATATTTAGAAGATTTCTTTTATTTTATTCTTCCATATAATTATTATTTAGTATCTTTGCAACCGAATAAAGAATAGAATATACGACAAAATTATAAAGCTATGACGAAGGTAATACATGTACACCTACTTGCAGGTAGGAAGAACTACTATTTTGGCTCTATATCGGCCATATTTGACGTTTTAACGCCCGATCAGATAGGCTATACTAAGAACAGCCTGTTGCATGCAGGATTGAGCGATGGAGGCTGTTTAATCAATGGCAAATCAATGATTATTCAGAGCCATTTGATACGTTCTGGAGGCAAAGAATAAAACGACTAAAACGCTTATTTAAAAGCACTTAAACGGCTTGTAGGCTATTTTTGAATAGTTTGCAAGCCGTTTTTGCATCTTATTTATGAGTACACTGCAATAATATAGGTGAAAAATATGGTTAGTTGTGCAGTTAGTTGTGCAGTTAGTTGTGCAATTTTGAAAAATAAGAAACGAAAAGTTTTAGTTAGTTGTGCGTTTAGGTGTGCAAATATCTATGTAAAAATAAAGTTTTAAATATAGATATAGGACAAAATTACTAGAAAATCTAGTTATATTTAGACTTTAAACAGGGGAAAATCTTACTAAATTTCTATTATTCAAGGTGTAAAAAACATGTAAAAGCCCTAAGAATTAGGGACTTTCACATATTTATATATATAAAGCTGATACGTTTCATCTATTCAAGACTAACACAACCAACCACTAATGCCAGTCCTGTAATGTCCTCTTTAGGCAAATCAAATGGAGGGAAGTCCTTGTTTTCTGAAACAATTTTAAAGCAACCTTCTTTTTCGCTAGGCATAATTCTCTTTACCAAAATACCCTGATCCCTCGTTGCTATAACATGGCAACGGTTCCACTGAATATATTTGGCTTCATGAAGAATAGTGCATGCTATTACATCACCAGACTTGAAATGAGGGTACATAGATATTCCTGATACTTCAATCATGAAGTCAACATGATTGAATCTAAATTTTGGAATGATATAATAATCCTTCACATCACTTTCTTGTATGGAAAAACAATCGTTCCCAAAGCCAGCAGCAGCGTGTTCTGTAACCAGTGGTATGGGAGCAATATCAGAAGGAATTCCTTCCATTGCTGGTATTGCTTCTCTTTTGGTCTCAACATTTTGTTGAACATCGTTCTTTACGAGCATATCACCTTGACCAGTTAGTAACCATGAGGGATTAATATATCTACATTTTGCGTATATTAGCTCTGAATCAAACGTATTTCTAGCTATCCACGCACTAATCGTCTGTGGAGACACTCCTAACAGCTTGGAAAATTGAGCTTTATTCCCATTAGTAAAATGAGAAATCAAAGCCTCTAACATAGATTTTTTATTCATAATATGTTAAAATTTACAGATTGTAGATAAAAATATCCCCAAATCCTTTGTTAGTATCAACATTTTGTTTATCTTTGCAGCGTGTTTGTTAATTGAACACGCCGCCAAAGATACAAAATATTGGCGAGATACGGATAAATTATTAAGATTTTAACATAAAGAAGATATGAATAAACGAATAATTGTAGAACGAGGTGTAGGCAAGAAGATTGCTTCCCTCATGGGTATAACAACTGAAATGGTTAGCAAATCGCTCAACTATAAGAAGGATTCCAATCTGGCAAGAAAGGTGAGATACATGGCCATTAAGGATTTTGGTGGTGAAATAGTTGGTGATAAGTAGAATATTAAAAGGATGGAATTATGAAAGAGGCATTGAACATGATATTCGGCAAGGAATGGAAATGGTTCCTGAACCTTGCTCCTCAAATGAAGCTTAGACTCATCTGGTTTGTGGTTAGCTTCTGTTTAGCTTGTGCGCTTTCCTTTGAAAGCAGCAGCGTTTTAAGTGTAATAGCCGTGTCTATAAACTTTTGTGCCAGCAGCATCGCTTTAAGAGGAGTTCCTGGTGATGGGCTTGAAGAATAGGATTGACTATCCAAAGATAAATAAATTCAATAAGGAATGGAGTATTACAATAAAATATTGTGTGTTACCTTCGAGGAGTTGGCTGGTGGTGAAGCCCCTGTCATTACCAAAAATACTCTTATGAGCAATGTTGGTCGTGGCAATATCCAATGTGCTCGCCAAGGCAAGGGAGAAGGTAACTATGCTCTGTATGTGTACGCCTCCCTTCCCAAGAAGTACAGAATGAGATTTGAGGAGAAATATGGAGATCCGAATGAAATCCTGGAACGTCAGGAGCTGAAGGACTACATGCAGGTGGATGAGGAAGCCCGTAGGTTTTACGAAGCGTTTGAATATGATTTGAACGGTGTTCAAACGAGGCTTTCACAGAAGCTGATAGACGAATATACTCAGAATGCCAGTGTGCTGAAAATGCTCCAGGAGCGAATGAACGAGCTGCAAGCTACGACACACGCCCTGGGTGGAGGAAGAAGAAACGACCTTTGGGGCATCGTCTTCAAGCAAAGCGAGAAACTGAGGGAGAACTTCGGTCACACCCTTCCCAAGAACCTTGCCAGGCTCAAGGTGAAGATGAGTACCTTCAAGAAGGAGGGCTATCCATCGCTGATAAGCGGCAAGATTGGCAACAAGAACACTTTGAAGATAACCGAGGAAGCTGGCAGAAGGCTCATTGCTCTGAAAAGAAGCAGGGTTCCCGTGCTGAACGACTCGCAGATCTTCGAGCGATTCAATGAGGAGTGTGAAAGCCGTGGATGGAAGCCTCTGAAAAGCATCAGCGGCATGAAGGCGTGGTTTAACAGTGCAGCCATTCAGCCATTGTGGTATGATGCCGTATTCGGTGAGCATAAATCACACCAGCTGTTTGACCGCAGACACAAGACAGAACTTCCTCAGATGAGGGATGCACTCTGGTATGGTGACGGTACGAAGCTGAACCTCTACTATAAGGATGAGGACGGCAAGGTAAGAACCACCAGCGTATATGAGGTAATAGACGCTTACTCTGAATGCCTCCTTGGTTTCTGCATCAGCGACAGCGAGGACTATGAAGCCCAATATCTGAGTTACCGAATGGCCATCCAGGTGAGCGGACACAAGCCCTACGAAATCGTATATGATAACCAGGGTGGTCACAAGAAACTGGAGAACCAGGAGTTCTTCAGGAAGCTCTGCCACATTCATCGTACCACGACCCCATACAATGGAGCCAGCAAGACTATCGAGAACCTCTTCTACAGATTGCAGAGCCAAGTACTTCACCAGGAATGGAACTTCACCGGACAGAACGTTACCACCAAGAAGGACATCAGCCATCCGAACCTGGAGTTCATCGAGGCAAACAGGGCGAACCTTCCAACGCTCCAGGAACTGAAAGCTCTGTATGTAGAGTTCAGAAAGAAATGGAACGAAATGGCACATCCTGCCACGGGTGAGAGAAGAATCGACATGTATGAAAAGAGCGTGAATCCGGAGACACCAGCGGTGACACCGAATGACATGGTGGAAATGTTCTGGATTCAATGCGACCGCATGAGCACCTTCACATCCAGCGGAATCGAGATAACCGTCAAGGGCAAGAAACGAACCTACGAGGTGATGAGTGAACCAGGAGTGCCGGACATTGAATGGAGAAGGAAGCACACCTATCAGAAGTTTGTGGTGAAATATGATCCATACGACTTCACAAGCATCCGACTCTACTGGAAGGATAAGGCTGGAGAACTGAGATTCGAGCGAGTGGCGGAACCTTACCTCGTTATCCATCGAGCCAAGCAGGAACAGACCAAGGAAGAGGCACTCTTCATCAGGCAGCAGCGTGAGGCAACCGAACAGAGCCGTGTTGAGAGACAGGTGGAGGCTAGGAAGCTGGAGTTTGACGAAGGTGTTGCACCAGAGCAGCATGGCTTGCGCACTCCTGACCTGAAGGGAATGAGCAAGGAAATGCAGAGACAGATAGACCGACGTGTACGCAAGTACAGAGGCCAGCCGGAAGAGTTGAGCATCGGCAAGGTTACCAAGAAGATAAGCAACATGGACTGGAGCCAGGAGTGCAAGTTTATGGAGTTTGACGATGTGAAGACCCTTGGAAAGACATAACAAACATTATAAAATAAAGAAAGGAACTGAATCATGGAGTTAACAAACAATGACAAACAACAGATAGCGAACAGACTGAGATTGTATGTTGCCAAGTTCGCAAGCCAGAACAAGGCCGTGGCAAGTATGAAGGGAACGAGTGCCGGAACCGTGAGCAATATCCTCAACGGCAAGTGGGACAACATCAGCGAGGACATGTGGCGCAAGGTGAGTGACCAGGTGGGACTGGTGAACGGCAACGAGAAGGACTGGCAAGTGGTGGAGACACATGCCTTCCACGAGATTACCATTGCCATGAAGGATGCACAGACCTTCAAGAACGTGACATGGGTTGTGGGTGAGGCCGGATGCGGCAAGACCACCACGGCAAGAATCTTCGGTGAAGAGAACCGTGAGGTATATTACATCCTCTGTTCTGAAGACCTGCACAAGGGTGACTTCGTAAGAGAGATAGCCCACAAGATGGGTATCAGAACCGACGGGTTCACGGTGAGAGAGCTTTGGATTACCATCCAGAACGAGCTGATCAAGATGGATGCTCCACTGCTGGTGTTTGATGAAGCGGACAAACTCATAGAGAGTGTCTTCCAGTACTTCATCAGTCTCTACAACAAGATTGAGGACAAATGTGGCGTGGTGTTCCTCTCCACTGACTACATCAAGACACGCATTGACCGTGGTCTGAGATGCAAGAAACGTGGCTACAAGGAGTTCTATAGCCGCATTGGCAGGAAGTACTTCGAGCTGGATGATACCACGCCACACGATGTTTATGCCATCTGTGTGGCCAACGGACTGACCGACGAGAAGGACATCAACGAGGTGATTGTAGAATCGAACTCCTGTGAGTACGACTTGCGAAGGGTGAAGAAGAGCATTCATAGAATCAAGAGAATTAAAACTATCAGAAAATGACAAGAGCATTGACGGTGAAGGAAGTGTTGAAGCAGAAGAAGAAAACATTTGCCTTCAAGGGAAAATGGAAGGATGCCTTCGGTGAGCCAGAACGTACAGGAGTCTGGTTCATCTGGGGCAAGAGTGGAAACGGAAAGACAAGCTTTGTGATGCAGCTCTGCAAGCAGCTCTGTGAGTTTGACCGTGTGGCATACAACAGCCTGGAGGAAGGTGACTCGCTGACCATGCAGAACACCTTGAAGCGATATGGCATGAACGAGGTGAACAAATCGTTCTACCTGCTGAACGGTGAGAACATGAGGGAGCTGAGTGACCGACTGGATAAGCGCAAGAGCGTGAACATCGTGGTGATAGACTCCTTCCAGTACACACAGATGAACTACAAGGAGTATATCCGTTTCAAGGAGGCTCACAAGGACAAACTCATCATCTTCATCAGTCATGCTGCCGGAACCTCCCCACGAGGCAGTGCTGCTCAGAGCGTGATGTATGATGCCACCCTGAAGATATGGGTGGAGGGTTTCAAGGCTTTCTCAAAAGGTCGCTTCATTGGAGAGAAGGGTAACTATACCATCTGGGAGGAAGGAGCCAACAAATATTGGGGTGAGGAATAAAAAGGAATGAAAAGGAATGGAAAAGGAATATAAAGAAGGTGACACCATCTATATCCTGATGGAAGGCATCATGGCAAGCACACTGATGGATGACTGGGTAAAACATAACTATGGATGTGACATGCTCGTTCACCGTTCGAAGAAGCATCCGGGCTGTGTCGTCATCGAGACCAAGAGTCTGGTATGGGCAAACAGAATCATCAAGTGGTATCAATACAAGGAAGTAACTTATCAAACCAAGTGATTATGGAGGAAGTTATCAATAAGATCATGGAGTTCATCAAGAAGAATACTGAGGACTTCACCTATATGGACCAGCAGCTGATTTATGATGATCTGGCCGGCAAGCTGTCAGACATGTCGGTTGATGCGTTGAAAAGCGAGTATATAAACAATAATTTAATGGAAACTGAAAATGAGTAGAGTTAGAAGAATGATTGAGTTGAAGCCAGACATGAATGGCGAGACTCGTGAGACATTGGTGAGTGTGGGTCATCGCTGTGAGTTCTGCCAGGGCAACGGCTGGTACTGGGGAGCGGATGACATGGGGCAAGGTATCAAGGTTACCTGCCCGAAGTGTAAAGGCAAGGGTGAACTTGATGCAGTCATCAACATTACCTGGAAGCCAACCTGTAAAGATTAGGGCTTATGGAACAGCAAGTGACTAATTTCGCACGGTTCTACTCCATCTTGAAGCGTGTACCGAAAATCGGTGACGATGAGTTCTTCAAGAAAGAAATGGTTTACATAGCCACCGGAGGCAGAACAGAGAGTTTGAAGGAAATCACACGAAAAGAGTATGATGACCTTTGCAACCTCCTGGAGAAACGTTTCCCTGAAAAGAGAGACATCTATGTGGAGCAGCGCAGAAAGAAGCGCAGTTCCTGCCTGAAGCTCTTGCAGAAGATTGGGGTTGATACCACCAGCTGGCCAGCCATCAATGACTACTGCAAGAGTCCGAAGATAGCGGGTAAGGTGTTTGCAGAACTTGACATCGAGGAATTGCAGCAACTATCCAAGAAACTGAGAATGATTCTTAAAAAGAAAGAAGAATAACTATTAATTTTTATAAGATTATGAATACAGAAGAATTTTTGAACGGCCTCAGTGCCGAGCAGCAGGAGGAACTGCTGAAGAAGTTGGCTGCCAAGAAGCAGCAGAGTGAACTTGACAAGCGCAATGCCTATGAGGGCATCCGTGACAACTTTGCCAAGAGCGTGAAAGACAAGGTGGTGGAACTCTCATTGAGAGTGAAGGATTTCCGTGACTGGCTCGACAAGGAGGGCGAGGGCTTCAAGGAGGTGATGGCCGAGTATGGCAAGCTTCGCAACAAGGACCAGCGTGGCTACACCCTCGTGGTGGGTGACTTCAAGTTTGAGGTGAAGAGCCAGGATGTGAAGGGATTCGACGAGCGTGCCGAACTGGCTGCCCAGAGACTGATGGATTTCCTTGGTGCTTACATCGAGAAGAGCGAGAAGGGCAAGAATGATCCGATGTACCAGCTCTGCATGAACCTGCTTGAGCGCAACCGCAATGGTAAGCTCAACTATACGAGCATCAGCAAGCTCTATCAGCTGGAAGGCAAGTTCAACGATGAGGAATACTCCAGCATCATGAACCTGTTCCGTGAGAGCAACGTAGCCAAGGAGACGGTGGTAAGCTATTACTTCAGCATCCGTGGTGAAGATGGCGTTTGGCGCAAGATTGAACCATCTTTCTGCCGCTTGTAGCAGAAGTGTTTAATTATTAAACAGAAAATGAGGCATCCTGAAAAGAATGCCTCTTTTTTTATGCCCATATTTGGAATATTTTTGTTATTTTTGCAGCCATGGCAAAGGGAAGAGACAAAGAACTGGTCAATACCAGGAACATCCGTATTTATGAGCGTTACTATTTCTGGACTGAGGTGAAGAGGCTTCGCTTCGATGACGCTTTGAAGAGATTGAGCACTGAAGAGTTCTTTCTCTCGGAAAGCCGTATCATGCAGATCATACGGGATATGATCCAGGCAGGTGTAACCGTGGATGGAAAGCGAATAGAAAAGCCTCTGTTCACTGGCTTCAAGCTGAAGCCACGTTCTAAAGCTTCTTCACAGAAACCGTCACCTTACGAGGAGGGGCAACTGTTTGGGTGTCCTTGATGATGTCGGTCGCCACCACCGAATAGACCATTTCATAAACCTTGATGCCATGGTTGGCGGTGTAGAACTTGGATGTTTCCCTCACAAGTGCCCCATCCTCCTTTGGACGGTAGCCCTGCAAGAGTCGGTGAAGTTCCTCCACCATGGCAGACCTTTCCTTGATGGCATCCATCGTTCCGCTGTTATAGTGGGTGTCATCGTAGCAGTCGATGAGCAGCTGGACGTTCACCTTGACGGTTCCCTTCTGGCTTTTTCCCTCCAAGTTGCTCCATGATGCTTCCTGAAGGTCGATGAGCACAGCCGGATAGGTCAAGGGGTACATGTCGGTCTCGCTCTGGTCGATGTTCTCCAGCTGGCCGTAGTTTTCATCAACGAGGGAAAGACCAGGCATTCCCTCCTTGACATGATCAATGATTTGATAAAGAAATAATTCCATCTTTTATTTTCTCCAATGATTCGTTAATAGTTTTGTTTACCTTCACCTGTAGCTCCTTGGAGTCGCCCATGAACTGACGTTGTGGAATGTGAGCCTTCACGGTGATCTTGTCTTTCTTTGTCAATGCGAGGCACTTCCACAAGCGTGCCTCTTCTGGGAGATCCTTTGGGAGCTTACCCTTCCCCTTGACACCAGCGAGCGAGTAAGCCATGTGCCATGCGAAGCGTCTCATCTTGGGCGAGACCGTAGGGTGTGTGGTGATGTCGCCACCATCGTTGTGGATGGCAGCGTATGGGACAGGGTTCTCTATTGTCACCTCACCCAACCCTGGCTTGCTCTGTATGGAACTCATCAGATGGTTTCTCCTGGAGGTTAGTGGGCCATACTTGGCATCGGGACCACCTTGTTTCTGCCTGAGGGTCTTTTTCCAAGGGTGCAGCCCATCGTCAAGCCAACCACCGTCACGGAAATTTTGCTTGAAGTGGTTCACGGCTATCACTCCCACCTTGCGAGGGAGGCGGTCGTTCACTTCCTTCATTATGTCCTCCTTGGCCTTTTCAACCAATTTTTCTATGTTTTTTGCATCCATAGGAAAAGTTTTTTATTATTTTTACTTGCATTTCAAGGAAATGTTGTATCTTTGCAGCGTCCCCATTCGCTCATATAGGCTGTCACGGCTTGAGGTTTGGGGATTTTTTATTTTTCCTTCAATGAATAAAATTGCTCATAGCCTTTTTTACATAGAGCCATTTTAACCTCGAAGGTCTTTCCCTCATACTCAAATTCATATTGCCTAAACTCAACGAAATGAAGAACATTTTGTTTCTTTTCTATGTTGGCAATGTTCTTTGAAAGGCTCATGTCCTTTCCCTCACCAAGCGGACTTACCCTAATGAATTTCATTTCTGATGGATTATTCCATATATAAATGGCAGCATCGACATCATAGTCATGGTGGCAATGTTTCAGAAGGGCGTTTCTTACTTTGTTGGTACGGTTCAAAGTTCCAGAAAGAACAGAGCTACATGGTTCTTTGTCCATCTTTGGCATGAGGTCTTGGTCTTTCACCTCTTGCTTGCGAGCAAAAGCCTTTTCCTCTATAGGTTGTTTTGCTTCCAATCTATTGATACAGCCGTCTATGAATGGACAATTAAAACAATCCTTGGCTCTATTAGAGAATAGTCTTTTAAGTCTATTCCTGAAAGAACCTTTTTTATAGAAATCGCAGTGTTTGCAGTCCTTTGGGAAGTATGGGTGATTGTCACTGAACGTGTGTCCATCCTTGCCAGTGTTGTTCTCCAGTCCCCTCTGAGGCTTTGTAGGCTCCATGTCCTTGGGACGGACCACTGGGTCATCAGTGGCTTCGAGCGAACACTTGCAGTTCCATCGGTCTCCTGGATGGTGCTCATTCCAGAATGGATCATCCACTGGGAGTGTGAGCTTCATCTGCCAATAGGCACGGTGGCTACTCTCTGGCTCCTTGGAGGTGGTCGGCATCCATCTGAGGTTTGGCAAGATGTCCTTGTTTCGCTCGAACTCCCTCCAGTCGGCAGCGGCATGGGCACGGATCACGGCCGTGTCGTATTCCGTCTGTAGCCATGAACCCACCTGGTGGCTACTGATGGCACTCACATCCTCCACCCACTTGCCAAAAGGTTTCAACTGTCCCTTGGAGTCATAAAGTTTTGCAGCCATCTCCTGGCCCATGGTGTGAACCTTGAAGGCAGCAAAGACCTCGTTGGAGTGTCTGAGAGCCTTGTAGAAGTATTCCTCATGGGTTGGAGGTGTCTTTGCCTTGGCAAGTCCCTCCACGGTTCCCTCATTGATGATGCGTAGTACCTCACGCCACATTACACCCTCAATGCTGTTTTCCGTGTCAAAGCCCTGATAGATTTTTTTGATGAACTGGGCCAGGATGTCGGCATTGAAGCGAATGCCACCATCTACATTGTCGAAATGGTGGTGTCCGCAATGGCATTGGTGGTCGCCATAATAGAGCGTATCAATCAGAAGTCGGTGTCCGCCCCGATAGTTGGGGCTACTCCGAAAAAACTCTTCAAACGGTCTTTGAACGCCTTTTTATCAGTGTTCAAAGGCTTCTTTTTCGGGTCTTTTCCCTCATCGTCTGGTTCATCATCCTCATGGTCTTTGTCCTTGCCCTGGAGGCTTTCACGCAAGGCTTGTTTTTGGTCTTCGATGGCTTGCTTCTGCTGGTCGTAGTCCTTTGGCTTTTCGATGCCAAACGTTTCATAGAGCCAGTCATCATCCATAGGCAAGCCCATTTCCTTCATTCCCTTCACGATGTTGAGCATGGACTGAGGCTCCGTCTTGTCCTTGTGGGCATAGACGAACTCACCACCCTCCACGTTGAAACCAAGGTTCTCGAAGATGGCCTTCATGTCATAGTTGAGGATGTCGAGCAGGAAATCACGGTCATCAGCGTTCATGTCATCCTCTTCCTCCTTGTGAACCGTTCCAAGGGCTTGCGTGCCAGTGTCCTTTGTGTCGGTGGTGAGGGTATTGCCCAGCACACGGATGGAAATCTTGCTGTCCCAATATTCCGCAAAGTTCTGGTAGAGGTCGGAAGAGCCAGTCTTGTTTCCTGCCTCTATCAGCTTCATCTCACTCTCATTCGGGTGGATGTACACGGCATTGCTACCTTGGTTTCTGGCATCGGCAATGATTTTCTTGCGAGCATCCTCGTCACCTGCATCATAGGTGTATTCACGGATGGGCATACCAAAGATGTTGCAGAACTTCGCCCAGTCGCTCATGTCGCCACGCTTGTAGAGCACGGCAGGAAGAAGTTCCGCAAAGATGCCCAATCCACGCTCAGTGCCGACAAAAAGGATATTGTCGAACTCTTCAATGTCGATGCCGTCCTGGTCGCCCTGGTGCTTCAAGAGCTTGTGGAAGACAGGATCATAGTGCTTTCGGTCTATGAGGTCATAGCGAATGTTCCCATCATCATCCAAGTAGAACTGAACGAGGGTGAAGCCATAGAACTTCGACATGACAAGATCCCTTCGCAACTGTTTGAACCACGGTGAGCGAAGCTGACGGCAAATATCCTCATCGGGCTTGCCGTCTCGCTGGAACTCAATGGGAATCTGAGTGACACCACGAAGTCGTTTGTCGAGCACACCAGAGAGGTGGAGGTCAAGCTGGGCTGACTCATACATGTCGAACAACTTGACACGGTACGAAAAATCCACGCTCTTGGCACTCCTTACGGATTCCATGTAGTCCTTCATGTTGAACATGAAAAGCTCAGGCATCTGTAGGAACACGTCTGGCGGGCGGTTTCCCTCTACTTTTCTGAAACCACCCTGAACTATCTTGTTGGAACTTCCACCGTTTGGCTTGCGTCCCAGTCTCTTCTTATTTTTTTTCATATCAATTCTTGTTTATAAAAGTGTCGGTCTTATCTCATCTGCCAAGATTTGCCATCTGGAATTGTCTGCAACTTGCTCATCGGGCAGCTTGGGAGCACCGTCGATGGTGATGTCTCCCTTCATCACGCCCTTCAACCACTCAATGGCACGGTCGTAGCGGTCTTGCCGTATCTTGGCCATCTTGTAGGGGTTGTGCTGGCAGAAGATGTGATAGACGGTGATGTCGATGGCAAACATCAGGATGAGCGGATTCCTTGCCTCTCCCTCAGCAGAGAAGATCTTGTCACAGTCGTATGTCTTGTTAAGGTAGCCTCTCATTTCAGAGACGGCCCTGTCCTCGCAAATCTCAATGATTTGTGGGTCGTATGTCGTGGACTCCGTGCGAAGGAGGGAGTCCAGGATCTCACGATGTATGGTTGCATCGTAGTCCGAAGTGTTGATGAAATTTGCCATGGTTACATTCTATATGGATTGTCCTCGTTTAATTCCTCGTATGATATGGTGACGGTCGGCTCCATTTCCACCACCTTGTTTTCAAGGATGGTGATTCCACCCTCTATGCAGTCGGGGCCGTCGGCATTGTATGGAAGGTGCATCTCGAAGAGCTTGAACTGGTTGATGAGTTCCTGCATGTGTGGGTTGTCACGCTCCTCCTCGTTGAATATCCACCCGCAGTTTCTGTCAATCGGCTCCAGGTTCGCCTCTATTCGGGTCGCCTTGTCCGTCTTCTTGCGCTCATCGCCCTTGATGTACAGCTGTTTGTTCCGATGGTTGCATTCCTCACGCAGCAGGGGCTTGAACACCTGGTTGAAGAAAGGGTCTTGTAGCTTGTTGTTCTCCATGTAGTAGTACACGTTGGTCTTCCCTCCCACATACTCCATGATGTCGAAATACCAGCCTATGAAGGTGGCGTTGAGTTCCCTGGCAAGGAATCCCTTGATGATGTAATACACACCCTTATGCTTGCCGATGAGCCACAGGGCCTTGGTGGAGCTTGCCTTTTTCCTGGAGTCGGAATAGGCAGGGTCGCCATAGGCAATGAGAAACTTGAACTTTTTGAGCGGTGGAACCTTGCCAAAAGGCAGGTACTTGAAGATGGTCCCCTCGCTCACAGGATTGTTGAAGTACTCGGCTTGTGCGCTCTTGGTGGATATGTTTGAGAGTACGGTGTCTATTTGTTCCTCCGTGTTCTTAGCCGGCCATGTGGAGTGCCCATCCTTGTCACGTATGTTCACGATGTCCCAGTGCCTTGCCTTGGCTCCAGCCCTCTTGATGCAACAGTCCTTGGCTATGATGTTTCCACACCACAGGATCAAGGTAGGCTCAGAGATGGAGCGTGTAGGATAAAGCGAGGCCTCGAACCAGTCCCATTTCTTCTTTAGCGTCTCAGGGTTTCTGCAATCCTCATCCGTGTCGTAGTCATCCATGTAGATGACATCGGGGCGAACTTCCTCGTTTCGGGCACCACGAGGGGCAGAACCAGCACCCAACGCCACGAACTTTGCCCCACACTTGGCGGTGAACTCCCCGTCCGTCCATTGTCCGAGGGTTGTCTGTGAGCCATAGAACTGACGGATTCGTGGGTTCGACTCGAAGTTGATCTTGTAAGGCGCAAGCAGACGCTTGGCAGAGTCGATGGTGGCGGATGCCAACACAAAGAACCTCTTGCGCTTGGTCAGCGCAAGGTACATGCAGATGAACATCGCCACGGTCGATTTGGCAAGCTCACGGCTCCACGAAAGCACCTCGTACCATTCATCGTGCTCGATGACACGCTTGATGGCACGCACATGGAAGGGCGCAAACTCATACTTGGCATACTTGGGGAAGAAGTACTTGATCCATTTGATGGGGTCTTCCTCCAGCTTCTTTCTCTTCTTGTCGATGTCGCTCTGTGAGAGCCAGTCTTCCACAGGCACATCGGCAGCCAAAGCCTTGTGGTGTTCCGCCCACCTTTGCAAGGCGTTTCTTTCCTCTTGTGTCATTTCAGCTGATCCTTAATGAATAAATCCCAAAGCTCATTGTACTCCTTGGCTTTCTCCATGTCGATGGCTCGAAGCCAGTTGGTGAACTTGATGCCCACGTTCACGATGTCGGTGATTCCTGCCTCGTTCTGCAACTTCTTGATGGCAGAGGACAGCTTGACCATGGTGTCGGCCTCCTTGGCCGTCAAGGCACGCTGACCCTCGGGACGTGCGTTCGCCCCATCCTGTATGTCACTGATCTGACGTATCATCCCCGCTATGATCTGCTCCGTGGAGATAGTGATGGAGACACGTAGCTCTTCCCATCTGCCCTCCCTGATCCATCGGGAGACCGTCTGCCTGGTGGTTCCCACCTTCTCGGCGATTTCCTCCTGTGTGCATCGGCTTTTGATAAACAAATCCTTTGCAATGCTCTTCTTGTCAATGTTACTTTTTACCATATTTATATAGTTTTGATTCTGCAAAGTTCTAAAAAAATCCGCAAAAAACGAAATCGTGATTTTATGGTAGCGTCCACGAACACCACCGTAGCGTCCATGGACACCACCATAAAACCACGATTTGGACAACTCGAAAAAATTCCCGATATTTGCAAAAAATTTCAACGCATGAAACAGAAATTTCGCAATATAATAAAAGGTGATGGCAAGGCTATCATCATGCTTTATGGAGAAGTCGGTGAAGGGCGTTCCGTAGATAGCAACCGTGTGGTGAGCGAGCTTTTCGCATTGAGTGACCAGGGCTGCAAGATCGAAGTGCGCATAAACAGCCAGGGTGGAGATGTTTTCAGCGGCATGGCCATCTACAACGCCCTCCGACAATCCAAGGAAGACATCACCATATATATAGACGGTGTGGCAGCGAGCATCGCAGGAATCATCGCCCTTTGCGGCAAGCCTCTCTACATGAGTCCATACGCCAAGCTGATGCTCCACAACGTGAGCGGTGGCACATACGGCAACGCCAAGGAGCTTCGGCAAATGGCAGACCAGATGGAAGTGCTACAGTCAAACCTCGCCACCATGATAGCAGGTCGCCTCGGCATGGAGGCAGACAACGTGGCAAAGAAATACTTCGATGGGCAGGATCACTGGATAACTGCTAACGAGGCACTTGACATGAAGCTCGTGGATGGAATCTACACAATGGATGAGGTAGCCAACCCACCGACAACGACAGAAGGCATTTACAACTATTTTAATAATCGGTTTGACTTCAAACCACAAAACAATGAAGAAATGGCATTAATAGATGACATCAAGACGATTCCGAGCTTTGAGGACAAAGCGGATTCGAGTGCCGTCCTGGCACACATCAAAGAACTGGAGAACAAGGCAGCCAAGGTGGCCATCCTCGAAAAAACGGTGAATACCTACAAGAATGAGCTTGAAAAGGCTCACAAAGAGCAGGATGATGCTCTCATCAATGAGGCGGTCAAGGCTGGCAAAATTAGCAATGAGCAGGTGGAGACCTTCAAAAACCTCTTGAAGAGCGACCGTGAGAACACCATCAAGCTCATCGGTGGCATGAAGGGACGTGCAAGCAACCGTGCCATGGCTTTCATCAACCCAGACACACCATCAGGTGGCTCGTTCGCCAACAAGACATGGGATGAGATTGACAAGGAAAACAACCTTGCCCAGTTGAAGAACCAAGACCCTGCACTTTTCAAGAACCTCTACAAGCAGAAGTTCGGTGTGGACTACAATGAGTAATAACTTTTAATTTTATAGAAAATGGCATTAAACAGAGAAATTTGGATCAATACCATCACTGAGAATTTCTATCCAGACAATTCCTTCATGGCGAAAAGTATTGACGATTCCGCATTCGTGAACAACAAGACCGTTCACATCCCTAACGCTGGCAAGCCTTCGAGCGTGGCCATCAACCGCAGCGAGAAGCCAGCGAAGATCAAGGAGCGTGAAGACAACGAACTCACCTACAACATTGACGAGCTGACAACAGACCCTATCCACATCTCCAACGTGGACACGGTGGAACTCTCCTACGACAAGCGCAACAGCGTGCTTGCCAACGACCGCAAGCAGTTGCAGAAGGCGGCAGCGCAGAACTTGCTCTACAAGTGGGCTGGTAGCTTGAAGACGAAGTTCTTCACAGCAGGCGAGGCTCGTGAGGCACACACCTCAGAGACAGCCACTGGCAACCGCAAGAAAATCACCAAGGCTGTAGTGATGAAAGTTGCCGTAAGGTTCAACATGGACGACGTACCAGCAGACGGCCGTTTCATGTTGCTTGACGCTTCCATGTACATGGACTTGCTTGACGACCTGACAGACAAGGAACTCTCAGCCTTCCTCGCATGTGCCGATGCTTCAAGAGGCGTGCTTGGCAAGTTGTATGGCTTTGAGATCATGCAACGCTCCCAGGTGCTTCGCACAACGGCAAATGGTGCATCCCTCTTGAAATGGGAAGCGGATGGTGCAGCCACCGAGCTTGCGGCAGGTCTCGCATGGCAGCAGGACTGTGTGAGCCGTGCCCTGGGTGACGTGAAGATGTTCGATGACATGGGCAACCCAACCTATTACGGCGACATCTACTCATTCCTCGTGCGTACTGGTGGTTCGCCACGTCGTTACGACGGCAAGGGTATCGCAGCCATCATTGAGAGCAACGCAGCCTAAAAGGTTAAATCGTAAAATTAGACTCTATGATATTACCAAGAGTAAAAATTCAGTTCCTCAATGGCCAGTTGGGAACCGTCGGTGAGAGTGCCGACGGACTCCTGGCCCTCATTTGCGGTGCGGCAGCCGTAGCAGGAACCTTTGTGCTTAACACAGCCTATTCCATCACAAGCATGGATGACCTTGCCGAGCTTGGAGTGACAGCGACCAACAACGCAGCCCTCTACAAGCAGGTGTCCGAGTTCTACGATGAGGCAGGAACAGGCACAAAGCTGGTCCTCTACCCAGTCAATCCAAGCACCACCTTGACCAACATGTGTGATTACCCAAGGACGGACGCAGGGTATGCGAGAGACTTGATCACCAAGCAAAACGGCAATTTGAGGGGCATCGGCATCGCCAATGTCAACACGGGAGCGTCTGGCACAAGCATCAACGGCATCGACCCCGATGTGTTCACTGCCATGCCAAAGGCACAGCAGCTGGCAGAATGGGCGACCACCGAGCTTTACGCCCCTTTGTTCTTCATCCTCGAAGGTCGCAACTTTGACCCATCGAAGGAATTGAAGGACATGACCAAGGAAAAGTATGACCGTGTGGGCATTGCCATCGGTGACACCGTGGCATCCTCCAAGGGAGCGACCATCGGCACGTGGCTTGGGCGCATTGCCAAGAGTCCAGTGCAGCGCAACATTGGCCGTGTGAAGGATGGCTCGCTTGCCCCATTGGAGATGTATGTGGGTTCCAAGAAAATTGATGAGTCCGAGAGTACCATCAAGGCAATCTATGAAAAGGGCTACCTCGTGCCACGCAAGTATGTGGGACGCTCAGGCTACTTCTTTGCTGATGACAACCTGGCCTGTGATCCTACAGGTGACTATGCGCACATCGCCCACCGTCGGGTGATAGACAAGGCATATCGCCTGGCATACGACATCATGCTTGACATGCTCCTTGACGAGCTGGAAGTCAATGATGACGGCACGCTGCAAGTTGGAATCGTGAAAAGTTGGCAGCAGACCGTGGAAAACGGCATCAACAAAAAGATGACCGCCAATGGTGAGCTTTGCGCAAATTCCGATGGTGAGGGATGCCAGTGCTACATCGACGAAAAGCAAAATGTACTCAGTACCTCGAAGGTGCTTGTGACTCTGAAAGTGCGTCCATACGGATATGCCCGATACGTGGACGTGAATCTGGGATTCTTAGTAGAAACAAGTAACAGCTAAAGAATATGTTTAATTCAAAGGAATACGAGTGGGCCGACATCAACGTTGTCATGGCAGGTCGCCCTGTCACAGGATTCCGCTCCGTGAAATACTCTTCAAAGCAGGAAAAGGAAGCCTTGTATGCCAAGGGCAACAAGCCACAAGGTGTGCAACGAGGAAACAAGTCCTATGAAGGCTCCATTGGCTTGCTGCAAAGTGAGTATGAAGCCCTGAGCCAAGCTTGCGGTGGTGACATCCTTGATGCTTCTTTTGATCTTGTCGTTTCTTACGGCAATGCCACACAGGGTGATGTCATCGTGACAGACATCCTTGTGGGTGCAGAGTTCACTGAGGACAACACCGAGTGGAAGCAAGGTGATAAGTTCCAGGAAAAGGAACTTCCTTTCATCTTTGTGGATAAGAAGAAAGGATAGTGTTTGGACACCATTCAAATAACATTCAAATAATAGAAAAATGAAAATAGATAAGCAAAAAGTAGAAGAGTGGAAGAAACAGCATGGCGAAATCTTCCAGATAGAGACCCAAGGCAAAAGCTGTATTGTCCGCAAGCCAACACGCAAGGAATACAGCTATGTGTCAGTGGTGAAGAATCCTGTCAAGGCACAAGAAACCTTGCTCAACCAAATTTGGCTTGACGGTGATGAGGAAATCAAGACCAATGATGACCTTTTCTTCGCAGTGTGCTCACAACTTGAAGACGTATTGGCTATCAAGGAGGCTGAGATAAAAAAGCTTTAGAGGATGCGGAAATAGATGATGTCGAGGCAAAGGACATTCTCTATATGAACACCTTGCTGAGATATAATCTATTCCTGGATCCTGATACGCTTTCAGATGAGGAATGGGCGTGGACTATCAGGTATTTAAAGGAAATCAAAGAAGCAGAGAATAAGACAGATGGCTAAAAGTGTACTTCAATTTCTTATCAAGTTGCAAGCCAACGAAGGCAATGTGCTGAGTGTGGCAAGAAGAACGTCTGAGCAGCTGGACAACATCACCAGAAAGGCGACCCTTGTAAAAAGTCGCCTCCAATCTGCCTTTTCGTTTTCTAACTTGAAGACCTCCCTGATGTCCCTCCCTGGCATGGATTTCCTGATGAATCCCTATACCCTTGCAAGTGCAGGTGTCGCAGCCATCTCATCCATCGGGGCGCAAGCCGAGCAAACGAGCGTGGCTTTTAAGACACTTGTGGGCAATGAGACGGCAGCAGCCAAGATGCTTGGAGACATTTACAACTTCGCAGCAAAGACTCCCTTTGAGCCTCTTGATCTGGAGAACAATGCCAAGATGATGCTTGGATTCGGTGTAAGCGCACAGAAGGTGGTTCCATACCTGAAACAACTTGGCGACATTGCCATGGGCGACAAAGAGAAGCTTGGCGGTCTGTCACTTGTCTTTGGACAGGTGGCATCAGCAGGAAAGATGCAAGGGCAAGACTTGATGCAGTTCATCAATGCAGGTTTCAACCCTTTGAAGGAACTCCAAAAAATGACAGGTAAGACATACGCCGAGCTTCAAGACATGATGAGCAAGGGACAGATAGGCTTTGATGCGGTGGCAGCAGCCATCGCCCATGCCACAAGCGAGGGCGGTGCTTTCAACGGCATGAGCGACAAACTGAGCCAGACTGTCAGCGGAAAGTTCTCAACCATGATGGGAAACATCAGGCAAGCAGCCATCGGCATGTTCGATGCGATCAAGCCTGTTGTGCTTGGACTGATGGACATTGTTGGCGCATTGGTTCCACCGATAGCGTCCGCCCTTCAATTCCTTCTGTCCATCGTTGGCGGTGTCATCGGCTTCTTTATGAAGTGGAAGACGGAAATAGCCTATGTGGCTGTAGTAGCTGGTGTTGGAGCCATCGCCTTCAATGCTCAGGCAATAGCCCTATGGGGGCTTGTGGGCGTGATGAAAGTTGTGACAGCCGTCACCAAGGTTTGGCAAGGTGTACAGTGGCTTTTGAACATAGCCATGAACGCCAACCCAATCGGCCTTGTCATCACTGCCATCGCAGCCCTCGTTGCTGGTGTCGTATATTGTTGGAATAAGTTCGCTGGTTTTCGTGCTTTTCTCCTTACCATGTGGTCGGTCATCAAGGGACTTGGTGGAATCATCAAAGATTACCTTATAGACCGCTTCAAGACGTTCCTCAGTGGAATCGGCAAGGTGGGACAGGCATTGTCGAAGCTCTTCAATGGAGATTTCAGCGGTGCATGGTCGAGTGCAGTGGATGGTGTCAAGGACTTGACAGGAATCACCAGCACGACCAAGGCTTTCAAGGCTACCCAACAACTCGCTGGGGGCATCAAGCAAGATTTCGACAAGAACTATGCAAGGGAAAGTGCCAAGGACAGAAAGAAGCCTTCTGACCACAAGATTTCAAGCCCTTCCACCAAAGGAAGCCCAGCCTTCTCATTCGGCTCACCATCAAGTGACGGCAAGGGAGGAAAGGGAGGAAAAGGTGGACGTGGTGGGCATGGTGGCGGTAAGTCCACGGCCGAAGCCCTTGCCACTGGTGGGTCTCGAAGCTCGAACATCCACATCAGCATAGGCAAGTTCTTCGACACCATACAAGTAACAATGAACGACAAGACCGACACGGCAGACCTGGAGCGTATCGTGCTCCAGTGCATGAACCGTGCCCTGTCAATCGCAACAAGTACAGACCGATGAGCACAACAAACAGATTCATACTCCAAAACTTGGCCTTGCGAGCCATGGGACTCACCAAGGTTCCTCCTTATTGGTTGTTTCGAGAGAACAACTTCCATGGCGTGAACCTTGGCTACATGTCAGCGGCCAAGACCATTCCAGACAGTTCGGGCTTTGACGTGGAAACCATGTCGGATGCAGAGCTTGAAGACGTGGTTCGCACGAATGCGACAGGCGTGCCGATGGTCTTGCCCCTTCGATTCCAGCTTGAAGAGTCTGGAGCGCAAGAGTGGCTTTTCCCCATGGAGCCAATGATCAGCGTCAATGGGCAGAACATACTTGTGAGGCGAAACGTCTCAAAGGGCAAAATCAGGGGAAGCATCAAGGAACGTTGGACGCAGGATGACTACAGCGTGAGAATCGAGGGCATCTTGATGGGCATGGATGGCAAGTACCCTGAGGCGGACGTGGCAAAGCTCAGAAGTTTCTGTGAGGCTGGTCACGTGAAGGCACTGAATCCATTGCTTGAGATATTCGGCATCAGCCAACTTGCCATCGAGAGTTGGGACATTCCCTTCACTTCTGGCACTATCAATCAAAACTACACCATACAGGCCTACAGTGATGACATCTACAAGTTGCTGTTGAGCCGTGACGACTTAAACGCATAGAGTTATGTACACCATGGCATTTGACATCAGAATCGGCACATACAAGCTCTGTATGATTGACAAGGTGGAAATCCATCGTAGCGTGGAACTACTTGCGGACACGGCTGTCATTACTCTTCCAGCATCAGAGTACAACCATGCCCTCCAGGTCGAAGACAAGCTAAAGCGAGGCGACAAGGTGATAATCACCCTTGGCTACGAAGAGGCAGGACTTGAAACTGAGTTCGAAGGATGGCTTCAACGCATATCCACCGATGGAGGGAACGTCAAGCTATATTGCGAGGATGACATCTTTCTGTTCCGAAAGGACATGAAGAACGAAGTGCTTCAAAAGGTAGCCTTGAAGGATCTCCTTGCCAAGGTGGTCTCTGGGTGTGGTCTCTCATTCAAGGTGGAGTGCTCCTATTCCTGGACATACGGAAAGTTTGTCATCAACAACGCAACTGGCTACGATGTCTTGAAAAAGGTACAGGAGGAATGTGGGGCTGACATCTACCTACAGGATGAGACCTTGCACATACACCCTCCAGGCGAAAAGATGGGCGTGGAATGCTTCTATGACTTCGCCCTGAACGTGGAGGAAGACAACCTCACCTATCATCGTGCGGAAGACAAGAAAGTGCAAGTCATCGTGAAAGCCCTGATGCCAGACGGAACCGTCAAGGAAGTGGAGACTGGAGCAACTGGAGGCGACAAGATAGAAATCAAGTGTGCCACCAATGACGAACCCTCCATGAAGGCTCGTGGCGAGCTGGAGGTGAAACGTCGAAGCTTCGACGGCTACGAGGGAAGCATCACAGGATGGCTCATACCGGTTTGCCGTCCATCTGATAGCGTCACGCTCCATGATGCCGATTATCCCTACAAGGATGGCACTTACTTTGTGACAGCCGTTGACACCGAATTTTCAAGTGCTGGTGGAAAAAGAAAGGTCAGTTTAGGATTTAGATTGAGTTGATTATGGATGAGTACAGACAACTACAGGAACATTTGAGGGCATTGGCAGGTGGAGGCAAGAGCATCGCCATCTACCAAGGTATAGTGAAATCCGTTGACGGAAACCTCTGTGAGGTGACCGTGGGAGGCATCACCATCCCAGGGGTAAGGCTCAAAGCCTCCGAGATAAAAGACGATGGCTTGATGCTGGTCACACCCAAGGTGGGCAGTGCCGTGACCATCGGCAGCTTGTCGGGAGACCTCAGGGAACTTGTCGTTCTACAGGTTGACCACATTGAGACGATCGTCATCAACGGTGGCAAGCTTGGAGGTCTCATCAACATAGGGCAGCTGACCCAAAAGATCAATGAGCTTGTGGAAGCCTTCAACAACCATACACACCAAGTGACCGTGAGCCACCCTGGTGGAACGTTCACAACGGTCAAACCAACGGATTCCGCAAAGTCGTTCAACAAGGGCGACTATGAGGATGAGAAAATAAAGCATTGACATGGAAGGAATACAACTTGAATACAACAAGGATTCTCCAATCCTGGAGCCAATGGTGTCGCATGGCTCTCTTCTGATGGGTGACGTGCTCAGACAGAACCAAGCCCTGCTACTTACCCTTCACAATGGTGAGCTGAAAGAAAATCCATCCGTTGGCGTAGGCATCAGCGACATGTTGCTTGACAACGATCCAATCTATTGGAGAACGAAAGTCAAGGAACAGCTGGAAATGGATGGGCAAAGCGTCGAAAAGGTGACAATCACCCAAACTGGCATTCAAATAAAAGCAAAATATTAAAAACGAACAAAAATGGTTTTAGAACATTTCTTGAATAAATTGACGGTGGTATTGTCCACTGTGTGGGGATGGCTCCTTGCCATATTCCTGGTCATAGCCAATTTCTTGGCAGGTTACGAGACGATGGTGGGCTTCACGGTGGCAGCGGTGCTGATGGACGCAGCCTGGGGAATCGCATCCAGCTTGAAGCAAAAGCGATTCACAAAGAGCGAGCTTGCCAGGGATTCATTCAGCAAGTTGGCGGTGTATGGTTCCGTAATTGTGCTTTTCATCCTCATTGACAAGCTCATCGGGGTGAGCAACGGACTCACCACAAGTGCCATCTGCATTTGCATCATCCTCGTGGAGCTATGGAGCACATCCGCAAGTATGCTGATCTGTTTCCCGAACATGCCGTTCCTCAAACTCCTGAAGAAGGCTCTTGTGGGAGAAATCGCAAGTAAACTGAACGTAAAAACAGAGGATGTGGAAAACGCCCTCCAAGCATTGAATAGAAAATGAGAAGAATAGAATTTATCGCAATCCATTGCACGGCTGGCTGCCAAAGCACAACCATCAAGCAACTCGAACTGGAGTTTAAGCGCAAGGGGTGGAAATATCCTGGCTATCATTACGTGATTCTTCCAGATGGTAAGATTCATCAGATGTTGGCCGTGGAGAAGGTAAGCAATGGCGTGAAAGGATGGAACTCAAAGATTATCAACATCGCCTATATCGGTGGCATCGACGCAAACGGAAAGCCAACGGACAACCGCACAGAGGCACAGAAGAAATCATTGGTGAGCCTCTTGAAGCTATTGCGCAAGGCATATCCAAATGCGATTATCCAGGGACATCGTGACTTTAGCCCTGACTTGAACCATGATGGCAAGATAACACCCAATGAGTGGATCAAGGCTTGCCCTTGCTTCAATGCCAAGGATGAGTACAAAGACATCTAAAAACAAGACAAAATGAAACATTACATTTATTTACTCCTGGCAGTGATCATGTTTGCCGCCTGTGGTTCGAGCAAGAAAGTGGAGTCTTCGCAGAAGCTTGTCTTGAAGGATTCCGTGAACATTCGGGATTCCATTGTTTTCAAGGACTCCACCATCATCCGATATGAGTTGAACGTGATTGATTCCGTGAACATCAAGGATTCAACCGTGCTGACACTTGACAAGGACGGAAACGTCCTGAGCAAGGAAAAGTACCGAAGCACGGAACGTAACCGAAAGGCAAGCAAAAACGAGTCAACGGCCCAGACGCAGCATGAGACCAACAAGCAAAAGGCAAACGAGCGACATGACCAAAGGCAAGACGAACAAAAAGAGATTGTCAAATCTCAGTCTGGCTATATGGACAAAATCTTGAACTATGCCTTTTGGCTTCTTATTCTCACTTGCATTTGTGGCTCTGTATATAACGCTGTGAAGAAAGGCAAAAAAGATTAAGTTATGAAGGCAAAGGTCAAGGACGGACAGACGATGGCAGACATCGCCATCCAGGAGTTTGGCTCATGGGAAGCCATGATAGCCATCGCCCAAAAGAATGGAATCGGCATCACGGACATCCCGGAGCCAGGAACAGAGGTGAAACTTCCAGACGGCACATGGAACAGAGTCATGCAGAACTATTGCAAGAACAATGACGTAAGCCCTGCAACCGCAAGGGACAACGGCAATGTCCGCCTGAGAATCTTTGGCGAGGAATTTACACAAGAATTTGAGTAACATGGCAAGGACTGTAGCAGAAATCAAAAAGACAATGACGGATGCTTTCATGGCTGATGCCACCATCCGTGAGAAATATGGGCTAAAAGAGGGTGACACATGGAATCGTTGTTTTTCATCCGTAAGCTTGGAGAACATCATATTCTTCATCGTGGCAGCCTGTAGCCATGTGCTTGAAGCCATCTTTGAGCAATATACGAAGGACGTGGATGAAAAAGTCTCCATGGCCGTGGTCGCCTCTGTGCCATGGTACTACAAGATGGCCAAGGCGTTCCAGTACGGTGACAGCCTTGTGTTGAACGAGGCCACCCAACAGTATATGTATGCCAACATCGACGAAAGCAAGCAAGTGGTGAAGTACGCAGCCGTGAGAGACAGGGGCACGAGCGTACAAATACTTGTGAGCGGTGACAAGGACGGCAAGCCTGTGGCACTTTCAAACGACGTTTTAACGGTGTTCAAACAGTACATGAACAGGGTGAAGGTCGCAGGAGTGGTTCTTTCCATCCGTTCCAAGGAGGCTGACAGAATTGTCATCAGGGCAAAGATTTACGTTGACCCATTGGTCATCAATTCGGATGGCACTATGATTTCCGATGGAAGCAAGCCTGTGGAGAATGCCATAAACACATATTTGAGTGGCATCGTATATGGTGGAACTTTCAACAAGACCAAGCTGACAAATGCCATTCTGAATGTGGATGGAGTGAACGATGTGGAACTTGGAGAATGCTCCTACATGGAGGATGGTGGAACGAGCTACACAGAGATTAAAGGAAATAACTATACGGCCTTGGGTGGTAGTTTCATCGCAGAAGGCCTCACAAACTCATTGAATTATGTGGTACAGAATTGACTTGACGAAGTTGGTGGTACAATTACTTCCACCCATTTTGAGAAGTAAGTTTCTCATAGCCCTGTTGAAGGCTCTCATCTTACCTTTGGTATTCATCTACGACAAACTGATGGAGCATCGTGACAATGTTTCAGAAAAACTTGACATCACGGCCAATGTCATATACTTGGAGAAAATCTTGAATGATGCGTTCTTCCTGTCAGATTGCCAAATTTACATCGAGACGCAAGAGGAAGACTTGACAAGCTATTGGCATATCAAACATGAGGATGCACCATGCAAGTATTTGCACAAGGATTCAAAGACCGGTGTCATTTTGAAATACAAGGAAGAAAGCAGTTACAAAGACAGTTTCATCATATGGGTACCAACGTTTCTTTGTACTTCACTTGGCTCCAATGAAGACAAATACAAGGGCAAGAACCTTACAAGGATAAAGGAACTGTTATCGTTTTACAAACCAGCTGGACGCACGTACAGCATAAAATTATACGATTATGAATAAGCTAATTTTTAGTGAGGGCGGTCAGCCTGTTTGCTTGGATGACTTGAAGACACTCCAAGACATGATAGTCGAAACCATCAAGCCTTTGTTGTTGGCCTTGGTTAAGACAAATGTTTTCATCCTGGATGACTATGACTTTAGAAATTATGAAATTGACACGGAAAAGATGCAGACGAAATTCATCTTGTCAGCAGGCACGCTTGTTGTTGATGGTGACTTTCTCTCATGGCCAGACACCCCTTTGACCATTGATGATTGGAATCAACCTATATATATATGTGTCAAAAACAAGGAAGAGGATGTCAGAACTTTTGAGGATGGACAAAGTAGAAATTGCACTCAATCCAAGGAGGTTTATGTGAGTACGGATTCAACAGGAGCTGACCAAGCTTATAATTTGTATAATTTGCATCCCTTGCTGGATTTGCTTTCCTCAGCCCTTGGTCTTGGATCTATCAAGGAAAATGCGAATGTCACATTCTTCAATGGATATTCGGGGAAGGTTAAAGTCAACGAGGCAGACAATGAACGGCAACTTACAATCAATATAAAGACATCGGCTAAGAGTTGGGACACATCTGATGGAGCTATATCAAAAGGAATGCTCTTTATGTTTAATGATAGTAATTTAGGAAAATATCTCCAAGGCAAGGTTAGTCCTACATTTGATTATCTTGGCAAGAAATACCAACTTGCTGTTAGTGCAAAGCCTGTTGCTCCAGTAGTCCTTCTACAGCCAGAAGGAGGTTTCCCTGAAGACTTCTATGATGATAGTTATGAATTTCCTATTATTCCTGTATCTGTTACATTCAAATATAGTGAGTTTAAATCAAACAAATAAACTATGGAATCAATCTACAAGTTACAACAGCGTGCAGAAACCTTGCGTCGCAAGACGCAGGTAGATAGTATCTCCCCAGAGGAAGTTGGCAGCCTT